GTTATTGTATTCATCACGAACACTGGTCTGTGTTCGAACAATCTCATATGACACTTGAGATTGAAACTAATCGCGGTATCGCAGCCCAGATACTTCGTCATAGGAGCTTTACATTTCAGGAATTTTCGCAGAGGTATGCTGACACTAACCTGCTGACCACAGAGATTCCTGTGCCAGAACTTCGTCGTCAAGATACAAAGAATCGTCAGAATTCTATTGATGACCTTGATCCTGAACTGGTCAAAGCATTTCAAACCAGATCTCGCATGTTGTTTTCTGAGGCATCAGAACTCTATACTGACATGGTTGAGGCGGGAGTCGCTAAGGAGTGTGCCCGCTTTGTTCTGCCCTTAGCGGTGCCTACGCGCCTCTACATGACGGGTTCGTGCCGTTCATGGATCCATTACATCAACCTACGCTCTGCCCATGGCACCCAGAAGGAGCACATGGAGATCGCTGAGGCATGTAGAGAAATCTTTAAGACTCAGTTCCCGAAGGTTGCGGAAGCACTGGAATGGTGATATAATAGGGTCAACCACACAGACCCAATGAATATCTTCTATCTCAGTTTCGATCCTCGAACGTGTGCCGCCGAGCATTGTGATAAGCATGTGGTTAAAATGATTGTTGAGTATGCTCAACTTCTCTCCACTGCTCATCGTGTGCTCGACGGCATTCCTTATGCAGAAAAGACTGCTAACAATCGTAATATAAAACGCTGGCGCCTTGACAAACCACGCGAAGATATTCTTTATAAAGCATCGCATATCAATCATCCGTCTGCTGTCTGGGCGAGGCAATCGTCATCTCATTACAAATGGTTGTTTGATTTATTTCAACATTGTTGTATAGAGTACACTCGTCGTTATGGCAAGTATCACAAGACAGAAGATCTGGCTGGGTATCTTTGGAGGTATCCCGATAATTTACTCAAATCTGGTTGGGTAGATCCTCCTCCTGCCATGCCCGATAAATACAAAGTACCTGGAGATTCAATCCAGTCGTATCGCAATTATTACATTGGAGATAAAGTAGAATTTGCTACTTGGAAATCTCCTTCTACACCACCACTATGGTTTACTGAATATGCCGACGTACAAGTTTAGAAATAACGAAACTGGTGAAGAGTTTGAGAAGTGGATGTATATGGCAGAGAGGGAACCTTACCTCGCTGAGAATCCTCATATCACTCAGATGCCTACCATCCTCCATGCTGTTTCCGAAGTAGGAAACTGGCAAAACAAAACTGATAGCGATTGGAAACATATTATCAATCGTGCTGCTGATACTCCTGGTTCAACTGTGGAAAGACTATAACTATGCCTGTAAGAAATCGTAAATCAAAGCAAGTCGTTCCAACGGGAATGAGTGTAAAACAAATGAAGCGTAAGAAGCCACTAAACTTCGATACGTTCGCCAAAGATATTGAACCTCTTACCGAAGCACAAGGTAAGATGTTCGAAGCATGGGAAAATGATAAACATCTTTTTGCCTATGGTGCTGCTGGTACAGGTAAAACATTTGTTGCCCTTTACCTAGCACTTAAAGATGTTCTTAACGAGAACACTCCATACGAAAAGGTTTACATCGTTCGCTCACTCGTAGCAACTCGTGAGATTGGGTTCCTTCCTGGCGACCATGAAGATAAATCAAGTCTTTACCAGATTCCATATAAGAATATGGTGAAGTATATGTTTGAACTTCCTACCGAGGAAGAGTTTGAACTTCTCTATGGTAACCTGAAGAATCAAGGCACTATTAGTTTCTGGTCTACGTCATTCCTTCGTGGAACCACAATGGATAATTGCATCATTGTTGTGGATGAAATGCAGAATCTTAACTTCCACGAACTTGATTCTATTATCACTCGTGTCGGTCAGGATTGTAAGATTATCTTCTCTGGTGACGTTCAGCAAACTGACTTAATTAAAACCAATGAGCGTAATGGTATCCTTGACTTTCAAAAAATTATCAATACAATGGATGAGTTCGAATCTATTGAGTTTGGTGTACAAGATATTGTCCGCTCTGGTTTAGTTCGTAGTTACATTATTAGCAAAATTAATTTGGGATTCTAAATGTTTATTCATTCTTCGTCATTCACTCCTATTGAACTTGAAGCTGTAATGGTTGATAATCGTAGGTTATATCCTACACCTTCTGGTAAAAAGCATCCTTCCATTACAACAGTTCTTGGAATGTGCCCGAAGAAGAAAGCATCCCTTGCTAAGTGGAGAGAGCGCGTTGGGAAAGAGAAAGCCCAACGAATTTCTACTCGTGCTGCTACTCGTGGCACTGATTACCACGGGATAGTTGAAAATTATCTGAATAACTGCTATAATGAGGAGGAACATAAGAGTTCTCCCCTCCCCCTCTTAATGTTTAAGAATGCTGTTCCGACACTCAATAGAATTACCAAAGTCTATTTACAAGAAGCAGCACTCTATTCTGATCACCTTGAAATTGCTGGGCGTGTAGATTGTATCGGTGAATATGATGGTATTCCATCCGTCATTGACTTCAAAACTTCTGCTGAAGAAAAGAAAGAAGACTGGATGGAAGACTACTACATTCAAGAAACTGGATATGCATGTATGTTTTATGAACTATATAATACACGCATTAAACAACTTGTAACTATCGTTGCCTGTGAAGATGGTAACACGCAAGTTGTGATTAAGAAACCCAAGAAAGAATATCTTGACCGATTAATCTATCTACGCTCGCTGTACGAGGAAAAATATGGAGGATAATATATTTGAGGATAAATTTATGACCGTTGCGAGATTCTCTGCTGAGGTAGAGACGCTTGTGAATAGTGATTCGATGAGTTACATTGATGCTATTATTCATTATTGTGATACTAATGAAATTGAATTAGAAACAGTTCCTAAACTGATTTCTAAACCACTGAAAGAGAAGTTGAAGCATGAAGCTCAGCAACTCAATTACATGAAGAAAACATCCCGTGCAAAATTGATGCTAGTATGAGCGATTTTTTTGATTCTGATATTGTCCGTGAAGAAGCACGGGAAATGGAACGCCTTCAAATGGAAGCGATGGAACTTACCCTCGCTGGTCCTTTAACTAAAGGTGATAAAGTAGAACAACTTAATTACATTAATACAGTTCGCAATCTGGTAGAGAAACAACAGATTTTCTACATGCGATTGAAACTATCCGATGACCCCCGTGCGGTTGAGATGTGCGAGAGCATTGAACAGGGTGCCCGTATGCTCTACGGGTGGTGGGGCACAGAGGATGTCTTCACGCTGATGCGTGAGATGCTCGACAAGCTCGCTGAATTCGAGAAGGAAATACTGGCGGACGAGGGTTGACGCCCCCTCCCCGCCGTGCTATTATGACTAAGTGGCAGGCGTCACAAAGACCAAATCTAAAACAATCCGAGGTAATCCTATGTCTTTTGCTGATCTCAAGCGTAAATCCCAAAACTCTTTCTCTTCCCTGACTAAGGAACTGGAGAAAGCAAACTCTACTTCTAGTGGCGACGATCGTTTCTGGAAGCCCAGCGTTGACGCCGCTGGTAATGGATTTGCCGTGATCCGTTTCCTCCCTGCGCCTGATGGTGAGGAAATTCCGTTCGTGAAACTCTATTCCCATGCCTTCCAAGGTGATGGTGGTTGGTATATCGAAAACTCTTTGACTACTCTGGGTGGTAAAGACCCTGTGGGTGAAGTGAATCGCCGCCTGTGGAATAGTGGTCGTGATGCTGATAAAGAAACTGCTCGTAAGCAGAAGCGTAAACTGACTTACTACGCCAACATCTATGTGGTGAGCGACAAAGCAAATCCCGAGAATGAAGGCAAAGTGTTCCTGTATAAGTTTGGCAAGAAGATCTTTGACAAGATCACTGCCGCTATGCAACCTGAGTTTGAAGATGAAACTCCCATCAATCCTTTCGATCTGTGGGAAGGTGCTAACTTCAAACTGAAGATCACTAACGTTGCTGGTTACTGGAACTACGATAAGTCTGAGTTTGCTGCTCCCTCTGCACTCAACGCCGATGATTCTGTGCTTGAAAAAGTATGGAAGCAGGCGCATTCCCTTCAAGCGTTTGTCGCTCCTGATAACTTCAAGTCCTATGAAGAACTGGAAGAGCGCCTGAATCTGGTGCTTGGTATCACCAAGACTCCTGCCGCCGCTCGCGCTGCTCAGGTGACTCGTGTGATGGATGAGGAAGAGGATGAAGAGTTCGCTGCCCCTGCTCCTCGTCGTGAACCTGCACTGCCTAAGGTTGCTGCTACCGTTCCTGCTGACGATGAAGAGGATGATGCTCTCAGTTACTTCGCTCGACTCGCTGAGGAAGACTGATTTTCAAAATCACATAACGAAAACCATTTGGGCGGAAAAAAAATCCGCCCAATTTTTTTGCCTAAAAGGTTTTCAGATTCCAGATCGCTTTGTTTTTCTATCTATGTAAGAATTAGATCTTGAGTACACCATACCAGTTTCATATTGAGAAATAAATTCTTGCACAAACTCAGGTTTCAATACATAAATTTTTCTTTTTTCGTCATTTAGATTTTTTTCGTATTCGTAGTTTGTTACTGGGGTTGACACTTGGTTCCCAGGTATCGTAACTATTGAACCATTATCGTAATACTTAAATGGTGAATCATAAAAAGATTTTTCTACTTTTATATTTTTTTGTAGAACTACCTTGCCAGATGAATTTTTAATTTCGTATGTTTCGTAATGATGAATTCTATCTGCTGGATATTGTTGAGATCCTGGAGTGTTTTTATACGCTTCGTTTACCATATCATATAGATATGATTCTTTTACAGGCAAATCAAAATAAGTATTGATAATATTATTAGTAATTAATACTACCCAATCATATTCTGGTGTCTTGTAGAATTTATTTGATATAGTATCTGGTCTATCATTATCTGTCATCACGTATTCGGTGAACAACGTGGTGTAATTGAATGATCCTTCAGATAGTTTGTATCTTCTGAAGAAATTTTTTGCAAGAGTATATTGTTGTTCCGAAAAAGGAAACACTAATGGTTTTAAATCGTACTCTACGTCTGGAAGTCTGTTGAAAAATGCCATGAGTGTTACCTATAATCCGTATTACCTTCGCCAATTTCTTCAGAGAACAATAGTTTGAGTTCTTTGAATGCTAACGTTAGTTCTATTCCTAGTGGAAACCCATCATCATATTCTATGTATTGACCATCAGTTATATAATTTACATCTACATTTGAGATAGCTGAAAGTTTATACTTTGGTAGATTTTTGTTGTCTCCTCCACCTCTTTTGATGAATTCTACTTTGCATAGATCAGGTATTCCAATAAAGTTTCTTGCTGATAACCCAAAAACAGAAGATTCTCTTTTTGGTAAAGCTGCTTGTTTGAATATGGTTACGATCTGTTTTATATTTCTTGCTTCGCTATCGCTGTTTGGCACTAATTTAAATTTATATCCATGAGTTCTCAAATCAGTTCCACCATATAAAAGTTCTGTGTTGGGATTTAAAATAGAATTGGTTCCTAATGCTAATAATTGATCTGTGGTTAAATTTGCTCCTATTAAGGGAGTATTGTTTAAAAAATCTTTCGCTGTTTTAAAAGCTTGTTCTAGTGCTATACCAGCTCCTGTTGCAGCGTTGTTGTTTGGATTTTTTAATGCGTCCATTATTGCTTTTGGTGCGGCTGCACCAGACATCCCAGCTGCTTTTGATACTGCAGTTAATGCTGTGGATGCTAACGAACTCATATTTTGACCTCCCCACTGACCAACATACTGAGAACCTATTTCTGCTGGCATAGGTAAATAAATGTCTGGAAGATCAGATTTCTTTTTTGCTATGTCTAGAGAAGCATTATATCCTTGAGTTACATTAGTTGTGGAACCCTGGGCAGTTACTGAAGCCTTAGCACTATATGCTGGTTCGTAAGTATAAAATTGAAATTTTATATAATATTCTGATGATATATCTTTGGGATATTTTAAAATACTCATTGTCTTACTACCTCGATGTCCTCTGGTCTACCATAACCTCTAATGATTCTTTTTGCTTTTATTCGATCACTATATTTTTCGTTGGTTTCTTTCCACACATCAGATGATTTGTATGGAACTAATGTATTGCCTCTTTCCTTAACAAAGTGTTCCACTGGCAATGCAATAGCAGTATCCCATTCATCGAGAGCAAGATCTAATAGGAATCCATCTACATGGTCTAGAATATATTTATGAAAACATGAGCGAGGTAAGTCAATACGATCATTTTTTAGTTTCTCTATTGCAAGAACTCTTTTTCTCGGTTCTAGATAATGCAAATTAGCACCAAAGAAATGATCTGCATTTGCTTTAATCACATATACCAGAGGAAATGTATCGTAGTATGGTAGATACTTCATCTTTGCTTTGTATTCAAAGAGAAATAACCTACCGACCCTAGCGTATCTTCTTAATTGATTTGCATCTTTATTTTCTTCGTCGTCTGATTTATCTCTGCGTTCATCTCTTAATGTTTTGTCTGGTTGTTGTTTATATTCCAACGCCATTGTTCGAACAGTCTTTCTATACCACTGCCAAGTCTGTTCTTCGTTTCCTGATTTTTCTTTTACTCTTTCGAACAGAGTATTATAACCTTTTGTTTTTTGTTTATCTTCTTTTTTGAATCCCTTTGCCATTTATTTTATCCCCAAGTGATCTTCGGTGAGAATAAGAAACTCCATTTGCCTATCCTCACACCAGTCACTTGCGGCTTCCCATTTCGCTTGGTTCTTCAGGAATGTTAATACTTTATCTTTATATACTTTTGTCTGTTTCTTTGATGGTGGTGGAGGAGTTGTCTGTTGCTTTGGTTTGATTTCAATGAGATACTTTTTAATTTCATTTGTTTTAGTACGAACCTTAATATAGAAGTCAACATAATAACGATGTACTCTACCATCCAAAGGAGAACGATAAGGTATCACAACTTCCTCACTGCCCCACTCAATTATGTTAGCATTACGATCACAAAAAACCATAAACTTTCTTTCCCAGAGAGAACGATAAACAATGTTCATCGGATTTCCTCTGTATTTGCTGGGATTTGTTGGGCGATAAAATCCCGAGTACGCCATAAATATAAATATAACTTCTCAAGGTATTTAGTAGATGGGCATCTCTGCTTTACTGGCTAACATTGCTGCAGGCGGTGGCATGGCAACCAGTAATAATTATGCTTTGGAATTTGTATTTCCATCTGGCGTTAGTTCTGTTGTTGGATCTAGATGGGGTAATTTAAATACTAATGATGCTAGAGCTTCCAATGACGAAGAAAGAATGATGTTGTTTTGTGATGAAGTCTCTTTACCAGGAATTCAAGCAACTACAGGACAACTTACTAATGTTCTTCCTGGTTCTGGTATTTGGTATTATCCAACAGGTAGAATGTATAATGATATACAATTATCATTTATGTGTGATGCGAACATGACACCAATCAAAAAAATAAACGATTGGATGGAATACATTTTTAGATCAGAAGATTCCAATCAATCTATAAGTCTTCGTTATCCAAATACATATCAAGCTACTATGTCAGTTAGAAAAACTGAGAAAAGTGCTCTTACTGATGGTGGCAAATATTCTTTACAATATGAGTTTGATAAGATATGGCCATATTCTATCGATCAAATACCATTGTCATATGGTAGTTCCCAGTTGGTAAAATTAACTGTTAACTTCTACTATCGCAAATGGAAACTTATTAAGCAGGAGTTGAAAGAAGCTCAACGTCGTAACTAAATATCAACATAAATTATAATTTCTTTTTGGAGTAATTATGCCTTTACCAAGTCCACCCGTTCCCTCTTATGAGTTGCAATTACCATCCACAGGGAAAACAATTAAATACAGACCATTCTTAGTCAAGGAAGAAAAAATTCTTCTCGTGGCTATGGAGTCACAAGATGAAAAGCAAATCAAAAATGCTGTCGTTGATCTTTTAAAAAATTGTATTCAGACTCGTGGTATCAAGATAGAAGAGTTGCCAAGTTTTGATATTGAATACATCTTTTTAAATATCAGAGGTAAATCTGCAGGAGAAGAAATTCAACTAAAGATTACTTGTAGAGATGATGATGAGACACAAGTTAATTACGTCATCAACGTTGAAGACATTCAAGTTATTAAACAAGAAGGTCACACAAATAAAATCATGTTGAATGATGATAGTGGTGTGGTGATGAAATATCCTGGAGTTAATTCCTTTATTGATACACAGATCATGATGAAAACTCTATCAGCTGAAGAAGTATTTGATATCGTTGTTAATTCTGTTGATCAAGTTTTCACTGGAGACGAAGTTTTTGAAGCAAAAACTACCAACAAAAAAGACATTGAAGCATATCTAGAAGGTCTAACATCAAAGCAATTTGCTAAGATACAAGAGTTCTTTGCTACAATGCCTAAGTTATCCCATTCATTTAAGATAACCAATCCCAATACAGAAGTTGAATCTGAATATACGATTGAAGGACTAGTAAATTTTTTCGCATAAGCCTGTTTCATGAATCATTATTGAATCATTACCAATCAAATTTTAATTTGATGTATCATCATAAATTTACGTTAACTGAACTAGATAATATGATGCCATGGGAAAGACAGGCATACATTGCTATGTTAAATGCTTACATAGAAGAGTATAACAGAAAAAATAAATGAGTTTACCTCAACCACCAGAAGGAGTATTAGATCCTAAAATACCTTGGTATACCGCCAAGGTTGGTGAGAGAACTTGGAAACTTCTTAAAGCTAGGTTGACTGGTAGAAAGATGGATGATGGAACTCATTATTCATCTTTTGTCAACTTAACTGAAGCGGATGCTAATAGGTTAATAGAAAATTTAAAAAAAGATCCAAGAGGATATCCTCAGTTTAATAATACTGGCGGTGCTAAAGAGTATGAAAATCTACAAAAATATCAGGAGTGGTTGGTAGAGGAATACCTTGAGAAACCATTTCGTAAGCAAACGAATGATAAGATAGAAGCGGCTGAAGTTGAAGCAAGAGTAAAAGAAATACAGGAAAATAAAAAGAAGATTGCTTCTTCTTTGAATAAACCAAAGCAAAATGATATACAACCACAGCAAAAAATAGTTGATCCTTGGTCTGGGAGTTATAGTGTTCCATCCAAACCACTGATACAACATTTGAAAGTGGTGCAGCAATCATATGATGCTGGCAAAACACCTCCAATGTTACCACCAGCAGCACCAGAAGAGTTGCAACAATCTGTTGCAGCTGCAGAACCACCTAAGGTAAAATCAGAAGAAGAAAAACAAAAGAAATCTAAACGCATATCAGTACCGAATAAACTTTCTACTGAAACTATATTAGTATTTGATAAGTATAAAAAATCTCTTGATGGCATTGTAAAAACTTTAAATAATCAGACTACCGAATACAATGCACAATTATTAAAATCTAAAAAGATACTGACACAGTTTAAGTCAGTCAATCAGATTTTAGGAAATCAAATTCAAACATATAAAGAATTTTTTGATGACAGAGAATCGCAGGTCACTGAAAATATAATTGAATCGGTAACCGATGAAAATGTAGATACAATATCACAATCAAATTCTCAAGTTAAGCTAGCAAAAGGTGGTATAGTAACTGGGGACTTGGGAAGTTCTGCTGATTATTTGGAGCCTGGTATATACGATAAACCAACAACAGGAAATTTAAAACCAGGAACCGCAGTCATTCCTCTCAATAGGAACTACGGAAAAGATATATTTGGGTCCAAAGATATAGAAAGGTATAGTAATTCACTTGCTCAGTTGATGATCAAACCAGCATCTGCAATGCTGGGTGCGGTTGTTGCAAAGATAGGAGAATTTTTAACTGCGCTTGGACCACTAGCAGGATTTTTTAATGCTGGTATTCGTGGTTTAATCGGTCCTCTATCTGGATTGATGGGGGTAACCGATTCTATAGTTACTTCTTTGCTTGGTGGTAAAGCATATGCTGGTGTTGAAGATAATGAAGAAGATAAAAAATCATTCTATAAACAATGGAAAACGTTTCTAGATGATAATAATCTTGGTTTTTTTGGTGCTGGTGGTATTACTGGTGGTGGACTTACTTCTGGAGAAATAGCAGAAGATATTTTAACAATTGGTTCCGAAGGAGAAGGGCTTCGTTTCAAGGGTGGAACTAATGTAGGAAAAGCACCAGCATGGATACCATTTTCAAAATCAGATAGTGGTAAAATAGGATATGTTTCTGGATTTGGTTGGAGATGGGGTAGACAACACAGCGGTATCGATTTAGATGGTGATCGTGGTATAAAAATCATTTCTCCTTTTGCAGGAACTGTCTTTGATATCAATAGAAACTGGCCTCAAGATAATGGGGGTGGATATGGTAACTTAGTTGGTATTCAACATGATAATCCAAAGATATTCACTTTTTATGGTCACTTACAGGACGTAGCTAATCAGTTGAATATTGGCACCAAAGTAAAAGCAGGTGAAGTTATTGGAACACTGGGCAGCACTGGACGTTCAACTGGTCCTCACTTGCACTGGGAGGTTAGAACCAGTCAAAATGGTGGTCAAATAGATCCTGTTGAATGGACACATGAAAACAAACCAAGTTTAGCATCGGGTGGATGGATTAAAATTATTACTGATTTCGCATCTAAGATTCTAAAAAAACCTTCAGGATTATCACACGTTCCATTAAAAAGAATTATGCATGGAACCAAACAAGGAGTTCCTGATTTAATACGAGCAACTGGATTCCGTGGTCAATCTGGTATGATTGGTAAGGGTGTGTATGGAAGCACTAAGGGATGGGTTGCTGATACTTATCGTGGGGCGGGCGCATGGAAAGGTATTATACCTGGGCAAGGACCACGATTAGATTTGTTAGTTCCTCAAGCGTCTAAAACTTTCAGGGGTGCAACAGTTGTTTCGGAACGACAAGCAAACAGAGGATTGAGAATCGCTGAAGGTATTTTGTCTGGAAAATATACTGGACCAAAAGCACAATCTCTCCTTCCTCTGTTGAATAAAGCCACTCCAACTATGGCTCAAGCATTTAAAACAGGAATACTGAAATTTGGTGGTAGATTTATTGGTGTGCTGAACCTTCCTGTCATTGGCGACGCAATAGATCCAGCACCAACCTCATCGTTTGATCAGATATCTGGTCCTAATGCTTACTATAATGCACCAGGATATAAAGGACCAAAAGTATATAATGTAAATATTCCAGCACAATCTCAACCACAAATATCTTCCACACCATCACCAAAAATTAACGTGGTAGATCTTCCTATGAGCACTCAATATGTAGAAAGCATAGATCAAATGAGGAGGATTAGATAATGTACGGAACTGAATCATCCATCGCAGCTGGAGAAGGGCAGAGCATAGGCAAACTCATCTTTCAGGAGATGAAAAAGTCTAGACAAGAATCACGTAAACAAGATGAGAAAAAAGAAAAGCAAGATATAGAATCACAATTAAAAAAAGCATTTGATAACTTTTCATTCTCCTTTAAGGAGATTAGAAAATCTATAACAATACAGAATAAAATTGTTTCTGAAAGGTTAGAGGTAGAAAAGGATATAGTTAAAGAGGTTCAAATATTATCTGGATTACTAACCCAAAGAAATGTTCTGCAGCAATCTTTTAATCAGATACAATCAGGTTCTTTGCTAGAGAAAAAGTCTACTCCAACACCTCAAGTAACTGAAGTTGCTACTGAACCAACATCAACTGAAGAACCAAACAAACCACAGGGAAAGAAGGCAAATTTATTAAAGAAAGCTGGTGGTAAACTTTTTAAGGCGGTTGCTAGTAGGGGAAAGGGTGCTGCTCAGACAAAATTAGCAGAGGGTGGTGTTGTACCTGGAAAAACAGAACCAAGTTATAAATCGCTACCATTTCATGAAGTTATGTCGATGCCATTACGTGCATCTTCTCTTGCTGCGATTGGAATTTTATCCGATCTTATAAAATCTGCTGGAGCAGTATCAGCATTTGCCGAACCAATGATAAAGGACACGATATATCCTTATGCTAGTTCTTTTGGAGTAACAAATGATGATCTTGATAGATTGTTGGGATCTCCACTCGATGTTTCCAAAGATAAAAAAGATGCTTTACTTGTTGAGTTTTCTAAAACTTGGGGGATGTTTTTAAATGATGAAAAATTTCTTAGTATGTTTATTGATCCAGAAATATTGAGACAAACTGAAGATGATGATCCGTATACTGGTGAGTGGCAACCAATACTAGACCTTATTAAAAAAGTTGAAGCAGTAACTCACAAATATAATGCGGTTAACTATGGTAGTGGACCAGGATTTATTGATGGATTGACTGAGATGACAATACGAGAAGCAGATGCAGCTGCTCAACTATATCATCAAAAGTATCCAGATTCTTCTGGTGCTCTGGGGCAATATCAATTCATGTCTCCTATTGCCCAAGCAAAAGATGCTGGGTTGAATCCAGATACAGACAAGTTTAGTCCTGCCAATCAAGATAAGATGGCAGTATGGATCATTGAAAATAAAAGACAAGGTAATGATTGGAAAAAAAGAAAGATAAATGACGATGTGTTCATGAAGAATCTTGCCGCAGAGTGGAGAGGACTCCCTGCAAATTCTGCTGGACAAACATATCAAGATTCTGGTGCATATAGAAATAAAGCACATGCGACATGGGAAGAGTTTCAGGGTGCAGTGCAAAAAGTCAAACAGAAATCTTTTGCGCGAGGTGGTAAAGAAGGAAACAATACAAATCCATTATCTCCATATTTAATTTCTGGACCAGAATCTGGTTTCGATACTACTATTCAAGGAATACCAGTTACTTTGCACGGAGAAGAAATTATTGTTCCATCAGCAAATGGATTCCAAGTTTTCCCTGTTCGAAATAGACAATATGATTTTTCGGAAGATCCATTTGGTGTTATTCAAAGGTGGAAAGAAATTGCACATGGATCTAGCACAACAACAACTTCATTTGCTTCTGGTGGAGTTTCGGAAGGAGTTAAAGCAATCAAACATGATGAAGCACTATCTTCACTTTCTAGGGGAAAGAACGATTACATTGTTAATCGTGGACCTAGTGTTATTTCTTCAGTGCCATGGTCAAAAATATCTGCATCGACTCCCGTACATGCTTATGAAACTGGAGTTTCTGGTGACAGAACTACCATTGGATGGGGCATGACATATTATGATTCTATCACTGCTGGCACAAAAGCAGTTAAACCAGGAGATGTTGTAACAAAAGCAAAAGCAGATTCTTTATTGACGGGATTAGTGAATAACTACGTGACTACATTGAAGGGGGAAAAATGGTACAAAAAATATTGGAATAAAATGTCTGCCAAACAACAAGGTGGACTACTTGCATATGGTTACAATCAACCAGCCCATTTATTAGGAACTGGTGCTCCTAAAATGTATGCTGCATTAAATAGAGGTGATATGAATGCCGTTGCGGCTAATGTAGACAGAGGATTGCCAGAAAGAGAAAAGAATGAAAAACAATTAATACTTTCTGGATCAAAAAATTTGAATAAAGTTCCAGCATCAACTTCCACAAATCCAAAAGTAGTTGTGAATAACTTTGGTCAGAAATCTCAGGCACAACCAGTTATTCAGACTATACAATCAGTGACTTCTTCCATTGTTAGGGTCTTTTATGATCCATTAAAACATAGGAATGAGAAACGTTTACGAAATACCAAATAAATATTTCTAAAAGGTAAATACTATCAATGTACGGTACTGAGGCAGCACAATCAGCAGGAGAGGGTCAAAGCCTTGGTGGAATTATATACGATAAAATAGTTCAGTCTCGTTCAGATGCTAAGAAAGAGCAAAAGAGACAAGAAGGCGTAGAAAAGAAAGGCGGCGAAGTAAAAGACAGAGATAAAAAAAATCTTTTTGCAAAAGCACTATTCCACAACTTAGGTGGTAGTACCTTTTCTGGTAAGAAAAATTTTGGAGATAATTTTACACACAAACTTCCGACCAAGGATCCTAAGGAAAAAAAATCTAGTAAACCAAGGGGTGAAAGCAAGGCATCTGGATTAGAAAAAATTCTGAAGGTTGGTTTTGGATCATTACTTACTGATAGTTCGGCAATACAGGGTGGTCTATCTAAATTAGCATTCTTTTTAAATTCTCAGAACCAAGCTCAAAACGCTACATCTTCGGGTGTTCAATCTATTGCTGCAGCATTAAATGCTCAAACGCAATTACAAGTAGATCAGATAGAATCATTTGAATATCAGGCTCAAGAAAATCTATTAGATCAAAGCAAAACTTTATACGGAGGTGAATCCTCTAAGGTATCAGGTGAGGGTGATATTTTAGGATCAATAAAAGGTTTATGGAATGCAGCACAGACTGCATGGAACTTCCTGAGTGGCGGCGGTGCCCTTGCTAGGATAGGTTCTATGCTTGGTATCGGCGGCGGCGCTGCTACTCCCGCTGCTGCCGCTGCAACGGGGTCTACGGGCGCCGCTGGCGCTGCTGGAGGCGTCGGAGCTGGAACTATAGCGGCGAGTGCTGCTGCCGTCACTGGGGTTGGTCTGGGTGCCAGCTATGCTGGTCAAGCTATGCGTAACTGGGGAGATACGTGGAGAGATTTAGATAGTAAAGAGAAAAAAGATGTATTAAAAAATCCTCTGTTGAGCACGGTGTTAATGATTCCTCCATTGACTCCTATAGGCATAGCAGCACAGACTGGATTGATACCAGATCAGTTATTAGAAGCGACTGAAGATCCTATTGCAAGAGTTCTTGATTTACAATCTGGATTAGGAGAAACTATAGGTGCTCCATTCCGAGCAGTTTTAGAATTTGTGTTGAGTGGTGGTGATATTAATAAATCAAATGAGATCATGGCATCTGCTGATGCAAACATTCGTGAAAACTTTAGACAAGTTATAGAAGGTGGTGGTGGTACTAAAGGATCGTGGGGTACTCTAGGTCTTTATGGTAAAGAAGGTAAACTCGCTGAAGGCGGGGCGATGATTGGTGAGGCAGGTAAAGAAGCTGTTGTTGATTTAAATTCTTCAGATGCCAAAGGCAATAATTTAGCATCAGATGCTTCAATGAAAGCAGTTGGTGGATCAATGCTTGCTATGACAGATACTTTTATAAAAGCATTGGGTCCACTGGGTTCACCTGTATCACAAGCACTTGGTCCTGATATTCAAAATCTTGCAAGAGATTTTGGAATGTCTAATGTGCTTCCCAATCTTAATATTGGGGGTGGAAAATTTCCAGCGTCTAAAGACAATCAGAAAGATAGAAAAAACTTTTTACAAGATTTAATATCTGGTTCATTGAAATCTTTGGGAGCAAAAACAAAGGAAAAACCAGTCGCACCTAAAACTACACCACAGACAACCCAAGAGCAAAAGACGCAATCTAATCCAACTAATCCAGATACAGGGTCAGTTTCACAGAGACAACAAAATGCTGCTCAACCCGATGGTAAAAATAAACCAATGGATGGTAAGTATGAAGACGTTACTAGCGGAGCAGACCATGGAAGAACATCAGCAGAAAAACCAAATCTTACGGCGACTAATGTTAAACAAGGAGTTTTTCCTTTTGTTCATAAGGGAGATAACCAAAACTACAAAGTGCTATTAAATTATACTAATGGTGACTATGAAGTATTTAAAACAGGTGCTGGATTTTTGGGAATTGATCAACCTGTTGATTTATCTAATCCAAAACCAGGAGGTCTCAACGAGGCTTTATTACGAAGATCACACAAAATAGTTGTTGAAGCGTATGAAAAACATGCTCCTGGTAGAGGAGCACAAGTTAAATATCTTTCTCCAGAACAATCCAAGGATGCAAAAAAAGCACGCGCAGCAAGTGGTAAAGAACAAGGAGGAACTATTAAATCATATGAACAGGGTGGTAAACAAGTTCAAAGACCTTGGTGGGATTTCTTCGGTAATATTGTAGACACTCACAGAAATACCAAGTCAACTGATTATGCTGATAAAAATAGTCCTCTTTCTAGAATTGCAAAACAAAGAGAGATGATGAAAGAACTTGGTTACGCTAAAGGTGGTTCTCATAAATTGTATGGTGTTGAGCAAACAAATACAAATGGTATCGATGCATTTACAGATTTAATGCAGGGTATTATATTCACTTCTCTTAAAGATATATTGGGGGAAGTAAATAATACTTCAATTAATTCTTTATCTCCTGCTGTTGATACAGCAAATAAAGAGATGCCTAAACCCAAATTACCTAAGGCAGCGCCAGCAGTATCAGCACCATCAGCAACATCAGAAACTAGTGATGTATCTGATGGCATGTTTGTATTCAATATGATAAGTGCTGGTGGTGGAGCAGCATCTCCTATAAATGTTTCTAATGAATCAGATGATATGAATTATTTTGGCAGTTCAACCTCTGATGGTTTGGCGGCATATCTTTGCTTATCTACATCGGGGGTGGGATAATGTTAGATTTAAATTTTCAGGCTATTGAGATTAGTTTAACTGATACAAAGGGAGTAAAGCATATGCTTTCTGGAACTAGTCCAGAAGCACAAGTATCTTCATTTAAAATATATGAAAGCGTTGAGTCAACTACATTAATGGCAGAAATGATAGTGATTGACACAGCAATCAATCTAATCAGTTCTGTTCCTTTAGTAGGTTCAGAACAAGTTACTATAAAAATAAAGACGCCTAATATTTCTGACAAAATATATGAATATAATTTTATCATCTACGGAATTAGAGCACGAGCTTCCTCAAAAAACTATCAACAATATACATTAGATCTTTTTTCTGAAGAGGCATTAACAAATGAAACAGTTAGAGTTGGTAAAACTTTTGCTGGTAGTGGAGACGTTATTGCTAAGCGAGTTCTGAGTGAATACTTACAGACAAAGAAAGATACATCCACAAACTTTGAAGCTTGTAAGTTTCCAATGAAACTTATTCCTTCTTTGAAGAGACCCTTTGAAGTTATAACACAAATTCTACCAGAGTGTATATCTGCTACAACTAATCCTCAACAACAACCTCTCTCTTCAAACACACCGAAATCTTCTAAACCAAAAGAAGGAAAGACAGACACAGGATATGATTCTACCATCACTGGTAGTGCTGGTTACTATTTTTTCGAAACGTATGATGGATATGTTTTCAAATCAATCGATTCGTTGATATCAGCACCAGTTAAGCACAAAACATATGCTCAAGCCCTTGCACAGGACGAGCAATCAAATGCAAAATCTAATGCATTTAAAATTCTGAACTATTCATTTGGTTCTGAAATTAATATTTTGAAGAAGATGCGTCACGGAGTTTATTCATCTTTGTTACAAACTTTCAATCCATCAACACTAGAATACACAGAGAAATTATTTGTGCTTGATCAAGATTATTCTAATCAAAAACACTTAGGAAAGGAAGAAAAGATTCCAGACAACATCAAGTCATTGGCACAATCTCCATCTAGAATCTTGGTGCAAATGATTGATCAGGAAACATATTATAATGGAGCAGATAATGGTACAACTAATAGTCAGTTCAAAGATTATAGGGCATACACATTAGCGCAATCAATATCTAGAAATGCAATATTAGAAAATCAAGTTCTAAATATCAATATACCATGTAATTTAGATTTGCGAGCTGGAGATAAAATTGATATTCTATTAAGAAATCAAGTAGTAACTTCACTTACCGCATCTAAAGGTGCATATGATGAACAATTTAGTGGAACTTATTTGATTAAATCCATCTCATACGAATTTTATAGTGACAGAGGTGGCGTTGCAGTATCTAACGTACAAATTATAAGAGATAATTTCGGGAGTAAATAATGGACAACATATATGATCATATTAACAAAGATAAGAAAATACTAGATGATCCAATGACATCATCTCAGTCAAGAAGACATGTTGAAGAGGAATTAGATGCCTTGGAACAATATCTTGTTAATCATCCTAATGATGATCACGACCCAACCCCATTAGAATTATTTTGTGATACTAATCCAAATGCACATGAATGTAAAATTTTTGACGTATGATACCTGAATTAAATTTACCCATAAGTGTAGCTGGTAGAGATGGTTTTTATTGGTGGATTGGTCAGGTACAAAATTACACTGATCCCAAAGATAAGTCCATTGGCAACAGATACAAAGTAAGAATTATTGGTCAGCATGTAAAGAGTTGTAGCGCGATTGCTACGGCTGATTTGCCATGGGCAGTTGTGATGATGCCAGTAACGCATCCTATTCCTGCTGGAAATAATAATTTTACTTCTATAAAATTACAAGGTGGAGATTGGGTAATTGGATTCTTTATGGATGGTGCCAGAGGGCAGCAACCAGTGATCATGGGTCAAATACCCCAAACAACAAAGGCAAATGCCAACACGGGACCAACAACTAATACTGAAGATACTTGCATTCCGTATCAAAGAGTAGTCAATGTAAAAAATCCATATAGACAGATTCCAAATAACGCTACTTCTACTGGTACACAACCATCTTCACCAGATACAACAAACACCGATAAAAATCCTACTAACTCTCCATTGAACGGCGCTGGGGCGAAGGAGAATAGTAATAATAACATGGCGGGTAGATATGGTTGTGCTAACGTGTCCGCAAAACCATGTGAAACAGATAATGGAACTGTTCAATCTAGATTTGAGCAGATTCTCAGCGAAGCGATGCGAGATATACAACAAAGTGGTGGGAATTTAGGAGCAAATATATTAAGTCCTTATAGTGGAGTGTTGTTGGATTATGCTGCTACGGCACAAGGATATGTAGAAAGGTGCTTTGGTGTAGCAAAAGCATGGATAACATCATTGAAGGGAGACCTATTAAGTTGGGTAAAAAAGGGAGTCTCCCAGTTACTACAAAGTATTATGGGAGTCAGTGTTGATCCGACTACTGGTAAAAAAACTAAAATCGGATTGTTTGGTCAGGTTATTAATTTTTTAAATGAACAACTTAGTTTAATTAATTGTACATTTGCTGATCTAGAACTGGCTCTATTAAATCTATTGACGGATTTGATTTATAATTTTATTCTCAACACAATAAATGCAACAACCTGTGCTCTAGAATCTTTAATCAGTGAAGTGCTGTCCGAAATCGAAGCACTATTGACAGGTATTATTAATACTATACTGGGACCACTTCAAGCATTGTTGGATATTATAGCATCTCCTTTGAATTTACTTTCAAAAGCATTGCAGTACATATTCAATTTAATTGGTCTACAATGTGCTGGTCCAAAGAATTGTACTTCACCAGAAACCACGCAATTTTGTAAGAACTCCAAGAAAAAACCAGGGCAAGATGATTTTGATACATTAGATAGATTAATATCTCAATTATCAGCTGATGATGGTGGGGTAGTATTGCAATCTGGTTGTCCAGGAACAACGTCACTGCCTTGCCCACCATTAACGACTGCAAATGTAACTGGTGGAGTGCCGAATCCAATTTCTTATACTGGATCATCACCAACAACACCAATACCAACGACCCCACCTTTCATGGGATCAATACTTGCTGGTATACAAACAGGATCACCTTCATCAAATACAACAGAGAGTGGAGGAACTGCTACCTTTAATGTTAGATTAACATATGCACCAACCGCAAATGTTAATATTGATGTATCAGTAGCTGGTGCTTCAGAAGGTACTGCATCACCTTCTTCTTTGATATTTACTCCATCAAATTGGTACACTGATCAAGTTATTACTGCTACTGGTGTGGATGATAGTGTAGCAGATGGCAATCAATTGTATAGAGTTTTATTAGTTGCTTCTTCAACTGACACAAATTATCAATCAGTTAGTGCAGAAGTAGAATTAACAAATGAAGATGATGAAACTTCTTCTGCCATAACTATTCCAGTAAATGAAACTCTTCTTTCAGAATCTTCAATTAAATTAAAAGGATCTTCTAACAATGAGATTAATGTGCAATCTATTGACACATATAATTTTTCTGTGAATGGATATGTAAAATTTGAGGGAAATAATTTAATCACTTCTTATGAAATTGATTTAAATCCAACACCGATTAGCACTGCAATATCCTATACATTAACTTCCAACAAAACATCAGTTACTCCTGGTCAAAGCATAACATTTACTCTCACTGCATCAAATGGCATCGTGCCTAATGGTACGAAATTTAATTATACTATGTTCGGATTGATTTTACCTAGTGATTTTTCTGATGGAACTTTGACAGGTGACATGACGATGACTAATAATGTTGCTTCAAAAACTATTACTATTTCCGATACCACTAGTGTTAGTAGTGTAGCAGATGTTTTATTCAGTGTCAACTATAGATCAGTGACATTCTCTATCGTTAATCCTTCTCCAACAATTCCAACAACTCCAACAACAATTCCGACATTTAAAGCTCCTGTCTTGGGTACTCCAGAAGTAGATAACAATGGGCAAATTATAGATATTCCTATTTTAGATCCTGGCGATCGTTATCTTTATCCACCAATTATTAATATCTATGGAGATGGCATAGGTGCATTTGCTAGCGCCGTTCTTGATGGTGATGGATTCATAAGAAAGGTGAAAGTTGAGAGGTCTGGAAGAGGATATACTCCATCTAGAAAAAATACTAATTGTTATATCGATGGATTTAATTTGATAAAACCAGGAATTGGATACACTGAAGAACCTAAGATTTTTATTGATGGTGATTCGAATATCGTCAGAGCAAAAATTGATAACGGATTTGTTGTCGGTTTAGAAGTCATCGATAAAACAAAAATTTATAATAGTTTCCCCAAGGTTAGAGTGGTTGGTAATGGTGCTGGGGCAATTATTATGCCTACTTTCAATTGCACAGATACTCCTACATATAATAAGTATGTCAGTGAGGTTGCACCTTCTGGCGTTGATTCAGTTGTTGATTGTCCATAGGAATAAAAATGGCTAGTAATTACTTAGAATTAGTAGATGCGATAAAAAATTCTGGGGCAACATTTCTCACACCCACTTCTAATTTTGGTTGTGGTGTTACTAGTGTTACTGATCAATCAAACGAAATTGATATTGATGGATTAGACCTTTCTGCAGTCAACGATGCTTTAGCAGAAACTCAAGCAGCAATCGATGCTTTCGGCTCTGATGTCATGAGTGTTCTCACTGACATTGGAGCGTGGATTCCGCCGTTAAATGATCTTGCTAATCAAACTACTGCTGCCGATGCTACTGCTTCGACAGTTGCAGACATTGACGATGACACCGCAACTACAGAATCTCATGCTGCTGACGATTCTTCTACTGTAAGAGGAAATAATCAATTTGGTGGTAGTTATTGTGGAACTACTTGGGGTGATGAGTCTCACTGGGCTAAAGATACTGATGGTAGTTTTGTATTCTCTGCTGCTAAATCTCCCAAGAATAATCATAAGGGTGGTGCATTTTGGGTAAACTCTGCTGGTCCTACAGTTTATAGAGTTGGTGAGTGCATGGTGATTGATGTAAGGAATCAGAATAAAATAAATTCTGGTGAAAATCCTTTATCATCCGAGTCAACTGGAACTGCATTTTCTCTATATGTTATTGGCGATGTAAGAATCGAAAATACTGGCGATCTCAGTGTAAAAACTGAGGGAAATATTGAGTTGAGTGCTGGTAAAAAACTAACTCTTAAATCTGCAGAACAAGTAGAAATTTTAGCAGGTGCTGGACCCAAAACAGGTGCGGGAGCAACTGATAAAAGTTATGGTGGAACGATCACCATGAAGACAGGTAAGTTAGAAATTGATAAATCTTCTGAACAAACCTTAGTTGAATCTGATTACAAAAAAATCAACGGAGAAGTCGTATTTGCTATGACAAATCCAGCTGGTAACTTTGGAATTACCTCTGCTGGATCTATGGAAATCAAAGTTACTGGTGATATGTATGAAATCATTGGTGGCAGAAAGAAAACTGAAGTCATGGCAAACATGGGAGCATCTTTGCCTGCATTAGGAGATGCTTTATTAGCTGGACAACAATCTGGATATGTTATCACAACTGGACCAACATTCAAACCAGTTGGTGTTGGAATCCCAACTCACGCAGAAGGATTGCCAGGAGTCGAAGGAACAATTTATCCAGTATTAAGTATTAACTCTGGTACAAAAATTCAAAATCCTTTGGTTGGTGGTTTGCGTGTTAGAGCACTGGCAGGAGACATAGACATGTCAACTCTGTCTGGAAATATTTTGATGCATAGTGAACTAGGTGTTTTGGGTTCTATCTTAAAGAAAGCACCAACTGATAAATATGCTCCTAAAGCTACAGCACTTACCGCTAAGTTGCCAGGTGTTTATGTTGGGTCAAAAGCAACTAGAGTTGATGTTTTCAGTACTGTACAAACAGTTATGTCTGTTACACCATCTGGTGCTCCATCACCGAAACCAGTTGATAAATCAATTGACATCAATTCAGTTACCTTAGAGATCAAAAATATCTCAGGAATTTATTTAAACTAAGGTCATTTCAAAATCGACCTCCAATTACCAAAAGGTCGCTAAAAAAATCTCGGCATATTTTTGCTCAAAAAAGTCGAGCTTGACAGACCCCCTATATACTGGTAGAATCAGCAGTGTCGTCGCTTCAGAGTCATTATGGATTCAAAGGAACACATGCTTGACAAAATCTCGGTTGACCTGTATAATAATAAGGTCATCACGAGAGGAAGCGATGGTTCGATAGTGGTGTTTAGGTGTTCATCAGTTACAGAAATGATTAATCTGATGAATGAGTGTAAAAAGTTGCTAAAGGTTGAAAACGTCACCGTAAGGTGACTTTCTTGGGAGCATGGTGGAATCGGTAGACACACCAGACTTAAAATCTGTCGGGCATTGCCTGTGGGAGTTCAAGTCTCCCTGCTCCTATTTCCACTAAATATTTTGTAGTGGAAAATGTTATGAAATACACATTATCTCAAGCATATTGTTTTTATATGGGTGAGGTTGTGCGTATGTATTTCATACAAGATCTTCCATACACATTTGATGAGTTACCTCAAATAATTCAAGATCATCCTTCTGTTCAAACAGAAGCACTCTCTTATAGAGATTATGATGATGAAGATTTATACAGGATATCAAATTATTTGATAATGGAAGAAATGCACCCTTTGATGTATGATATTGAAGTAGAAAATCCTGAGTTGTTACCTAAAGATGATTGACAAATTTTGTGAATATTTTGAAGGAACGTTCGACAACAAAATGCAAGCAATGTCTTATCCGACAAAGTTTGCTATGATCGAGTTAATCCATGAAAAACTCGATGATAATAAGTTTCGGTGTATTCAGCGTTACTACGTCGATAAACAAGAATATCGAAGAGCAGTAATCGAGGTTATTGCTCAAGATACTAACATTCTTGTGAAAAACTACAAAGAAGATGGGGGGTTGACATACCTGCCAGGGTGTGATATACTATTTGAATCGATAGGCGATGAGTTCCACGGCAAAAATCTGTGTAAAGAATGTTTTGTTACTTGGGCTGGGAACCAAACCTATCTTCAAACCGAAAGTATTCTCGGAAACAATTACTATCATGTAATTGATAAGGGATACGATATAAATACCGACAAACACATATGGGGTTCCTTTAACGGGCAATTCCAGTTTGTCAAATCGCCCTTGTAGCTCAGTGGTAGAGCAGCGGTTTTGTAAACCGCTGGTCGTCTGTTCGAATCAGATCGGGGGCTCTCCGTGTGAAGGAAGTCAATTAAGCCTGAGGATGCCCTCAGGTTTTTTTGTATAAATAACTCAGAAGAAATCTCCATACTACGGGTTACTGAGAAGATGCCATTAACAAGATTAGATAATCTTATTTCTAGTAAGACTGGTAAATATCTTTATGTTTCACCTGACGACTTTAATGCTACAGATGCCTTAGATAATAGGGGAAATTCACCTCTAAGACCATTTGTAACCATTCAAAGGGCATTTCTAGAAGCGGCTAGATTCTCATATCTTCCAGATGTAGATAATGACAGATTTGACCAGTTTACTATTATGCTGGCGCCTGGTAATCACTACATTGATAACAGACCAGGAGTTACTGATGTAGAAGAGTTACCCGTATTTCAATTCAATCAAGCAACCAATGAGTGGGAATCTAACACTAATGTTAGTTTCAATTTAAGCGATCCTAATAATATTCTCTACAAATTTAATGGTCGTGATGGTGGTGCAACGATTCCTAGAGGTACTTCTCTCGTAGGTACAGACCTTCGTAGAACTCAGGTTCGTGCTCTATATGTTCCAGATCCTGCAGACAAAGATGTTCCTCGTACCGCTCTTTTCAACGTAACTGGCGGTTGTTACTTCTGGCAATTCACCATTCTTGATGGTGATCTAGAATCAAGTTCACCACTTTATAATGTTGGTAGTCCAGTTGGTATTGGTAAAGTATATACTCAACCTGGCAGCACTACCAATTTAGCGATTCCTGAATTCTCTCACCACAAAATGACAAACTTTGTCTTTGCGGATAGAGAGGATCTAGGTCTTCTTTATAGAAAGATTGCTCGTGTATTCAGTGACTATCAACCAGCGATTGATGACGTATATGTAGAAGGTTCTACCACTCCAGTAACTGATGCTTGGTTATCGAGCGCCACATATCAAATTAGTGATAGAGTTATCTACAATGGAAAGGCATATATTGCCAGTGCATCTTCAACGAATGTTATACCAGGAACAGATGATACTAAATGGTCTCTGTTGGTAATCCGTGGTAGAGAATTTGATTATAGAGTACAAGAAAACAGAATTGTTGGACCACTTTCTGATGCTGTTAGATTAGATGAAGTATCAGTTACAGATTCTTCTCCAGCTGGTATACTTAGTGTAAAAGTTAGAACTAAAATCAATCACGGATTTTTCCCAGGGCAATATGTTGCCATTACAAATAATGGATTGAATACCTCGTTGAATGGAGTATTCAAAGTATATTCTATCAGTCAAACTGATCCAAAAGAATTTACCTACAGAGTTCAAACCACTGCCACTGGTTTAGGTCTTCTAAGCGGCGC